CACCTTTAGGAGTGATGGTTACAGGAATGTCAGCATCTTGACCTGCAGCAGTCAGTACAGCAGCGTTGTTAAGTTGAAGTCCAGAGTTTGCAGTACCAACAGTTAGAGTTTCGTTAGTAGAATCTACCTTAAAGAATGGAGCAGCATTACCAATAGTGCTATCAGCAATGATATCACCTGCAGTTTGTATACTCAATGGCGAGAATACATGCTTTTGTGTACCGTTATGTGTGATGCTTATCTCATTAGCAGATGATCTGTAGAAACCAGTAGTAGTGTCAGCTGCTAGGTAAACTGAAGGAACGGTATTAGTACCATTCTGGATACCAATCTTACCATTTAAGATGTGGTTGTCTAGACCATTAGCTGTAATATTATCTGTGAAGGTTGATATACCATTAACACCAAAGGTTCCACCAACAGTAGCGTTGGTTCCGATGACCATATTACCAGTAAAGTTTCCATTTGTGGTTGTAACAGTGTCTGCAGAAATACTTGTTGTGGTAGAACCACCGATACCAATTGTTAGATCGCCTGCAGTTGAGAATGCATATTTTGCTGAGGTTAATGAACCATCACCAGAGATAGTTGTGATACCAGTAGTGTCAATAGTATTTGCTGTCATAGCAAAACCTGATCCACCATCACCCATACCTGCAAACTGTAGACTATCAAATACTAGAGTTTGTCCACTAAAGAAACCTGCTCCACCACCACCTGCACTAACAAGAGCAGAAGATACATAACCTGCTTTAGTTACGTTAAATACGAAACCAGAACCACCTGCATTACCAACGTCTGCGTCATCAACACTAAGTTGATCTCCAACAGCATAACCTGAACCAGATGCCTGTATCTCAGTTATACTAAAGATACCAGTGTCATTACCAGTGATTGTATATAAGAACCCTGAGGTATCACCAATAAGAGAAGTGGCTGTTACCCTAAGAACGTCACCCACTTTATAATCACTACCTTGCATACCTGTTGCAAAGGTTGCTACAGTGACTCCACCACTTGCTACGGTAATATCCATTTGAGCACCATGCCCATATTCACCAGCAGCACCTGCAGTAACGTTAATTAAGGCATTTGCCGACATAACACGACCGTGTGTAGAACACTCGTAGTATGCAGTGTTACCTATAGTTGCACTAGGTTTAACAACTATGTCTACGAAAGAACCTGCTTGACCAGCAGTTCCGTATGTTACTGTTTGAAATTCTGTTGTAGCAGCCTGAGATGTACCATCCATAACAAGTGGATGACCGTTGTTACTGGTATCAGACATATCAAAACGATATGTATTACCCTGAACCATAGTAAGACTTGCTGCCTCAGTTCCGTCTATGAAATATCTTCCTCTTGCAGCTGGATCTCCACTAGTTGTCAAACTACCACCACTAGAGAAGTTAACTACTTCGTTATCTTGGAATGTACCTGAAGTGACAGGGAAGTTTAGGAATACCATACTGTCAGTACCTGCAGCTGCAGCACCAACATAACTTACGACACCAGTTGCACCAGATGTTGCACCTGTGGCAGTAGCACCGACGGTTACGCTTCCTGTTATTCCACTAACAGTAGAAGGTAACTGTAATTTATTGACAGTGGTGACTGTGTATGTCGCTGCAGGATTGTTATTAACAACGTCAATCTGCATATACTCACCAGCTGTACCTCCACTACCTGCTGTGATAGTACCAAATAATCCTCGAACTGTGAATGTTGCAGCAGCATTTACACCACTACCTGTAGTCGATGTGAATGAAACGTTAGCATAAGTTCCAGCTACGTATCCAGATCCTGCAGATGTTATTGTACCACCGATAGGTAAGACTGTTAAAGCTAGATTAGCACCTGTACCAGATCCACCAGATATAACAACGGTAGGAACTGAATCATATCCTTCACCACCTTGTGATAAAGTAATTTCTGATACTTGTCCTAATTCAGTGTCTAGAACAGCAGTAGCAACAGCATCGTTAGTTGCATTACCACCACTAAAACTTACTTGTGGAGTAGATGAATATCCATAACCACCATTATTAATGGTTAGGGAAGCAATAGCGTATGTTAAATTAGAAACGGTAAGTACAGCACCAGATCCTGTGGTGTCATTACTGTCATTAGTAACAGTAAGTGTAGGTATTGAAGCGTACACACCATCACCTGTAGTGGTGACCGCAGAAATTGGAGAACCAAGTGTGATTGTAAATGTCGCAGCTGTAACTCCTGCTCCACCATCCTCACTCATAGTAAGAGTAGGAGAAGCACCCACGGTGTATCCTGAACCAGGATCTGCTATAGCAACAGCAGTGATGACACCAGCAGCTACAGTTACTGCACCAGTAGTAGCAGTGAAACCTCTGATGATATGCATTTCCTGTGCACCAGTTGCACTTAGAACGATTGGAGTACCACCTGAAGTTGCAGCAAGTTGAATAGTATGATTTACTGCGTCTCTATTTACAACATAATATGTTGAACCATTAGTAAGGTTAGTTAAGTCACTATTACCATTATTATCGTAAACACATTTGTCACCATTGCTTAGGAATGTATTAGTAAATGTTATAGCGTTGTTAGCAATAGAAGTATTAGCATCAAATTCTCTGTTAGGAGGTGCAGTAAATATTCCTGTAGGTGATGTGTATCCTGATCCACCTGATCCACCTGGTACAGCAATGATTGCTACCTTACCACCACTCTCTAGAGAAGTTAGGAAGGTTGTGATACCTGATGATGGTGTAGGGGATGCGGTTACAGTAGGAGATGTAGTATATAAAGAACCTGCATTAGTGATGGTAATAGTACCAATTAAACCATCAGTTGCAAGGGTTGCAGTTGCTGTAGCAACTAGATCTGGGTTTGATAAGGTTGCAGCACTATATGCACCTGGTGTATAACCTGAACCTTCGTTGGTGATTGTAACACCAGTGGTTTCGTTAAGAGATTTCTTGTTAACACCAAAGTTCTTATTCGAGAAGATACCAAAAGAGGAGAAACCTGCTTGTGCATAAGTACCAACTGTGAACGCAACAGAAGAGTTACCAGTACCTAGGAAAGATGCTAGTCTATTTGAAGCAAAGTAGATATTTTCTGGAGCAATAACCTGACCATTTAGCTGAATATCTTCGTCACCTGCAGGGTCGAGGATGATCTTACCTGACGTAGATGTAAGACTATTACCTGCTAATCGTAAGTTACCTGTTTCAACGTATGCAGGATAGATGTTAGTAGTACCAGTTCCATCACTCAAGGTGATGTTGGCAGCAGACTGGGCGGTAGATGTTGCTTGGAACTGAACGTTACCAGTTGCTTGATCAACTGTGAAAGCATCACCAACACGGAAGTCACCGTCTTGGTCAGTTGATGAGTATAATACTTTACCACTATTCAGTTCTTCTACTTCGTTTGCCTGAATAGCAAGTGAGGGGTCATTGGTATAGTCAGCATTAGCACCAACATAAGCAAAGTTATGTGCAGTCAATAAGAGTTTTACACCAGATCCATCTGCCTGTACACCTTTACTACCATATACACATGCAGAAGCAACTGAACGCAACTCAGCACCAAATGCAGAGTAGTCAGCAGTTGTTACCTGAGTAGCACTGTCTCCACCATTTGATCTAATATCAGATGTTCCACCAGATTCATCAGTGAATGTTGTTGAAGCATCGTCACCATTAGCATGTAATAGTAGTACAGTATTATTATCTGAAACGTATGCACCTGTAGTGGGAGTAAATGCACCAGTAAATCTAGCAGCACCCTTACTAATTCTTACCTCATCAATATGTCCATTAAATGCTTCAGCTGGAGATGCCTGATAGTCTGAACCTATGACAACAGGTTTTGTAGTTCCATAGTCATTTGTATCAGCACCAGTTGCTAATTCTACACCATCTAAGAATAACTTAGTAGTTCCAGCATTTCTTGCAACAGCAACATGATACCATGTACCTGTAGATAGAGTACCACCAGTACGAGTAGATGCGTTACCTACACCGTAATGTAGTGCAGTACCATTTAAGTAAAGTTTACCTGCTGTGTCTGTAGCAGAAGCGTTTCTGAGGTCAAATATATGCTGTATGCCAGTAACACTAGCTGGACGTATGAATGCCTCTAGACAGAAGTTTGCAGTACCAAATCCGAAGTCTGTATCGTCAGGAACTTTTAAATTATCTTGCGTACCGTCAAGTAGTAGTGAACCTGAACCAAATTTCTTTTGTGCAGTGTCAATTTGGGTGTCACCAAATCTACTTAATACCTTTACTGGTTTGAGTGCAGTTGTGAATATCCCACTTCCCTTACCATTAACATAGAGGTAAGTACCATCATTAGAAGCAATAACACCACGACCAACTGCTTTCTTATAAGTTACGTTACCAGCTGCTATAGTTCCAGATGCACTATCACTAAATGTAACAACGTTATTGTCTACTTTAGTAACTTGATAGAAGTTATCTGTAGCACCACCACTGATAAAGTCTGCATAGATGTAGTCGTTAGTGACTAAACCGTGTCCAGTTCTTGTTAGAGTGACAGTAGTTCCTGATCTAGTATATGTACCTGACTGGAAACCATCCTCTAACTGATATATTACCTCAGCAGCAGAGAAAGTACCACTTGTACCACCTAGTTTTAATCTTGTTTGACCTGCTCCATACTTACCTGTAGCACCTTGGATACCTTGTATACCAATAGATGCAAAATAGTTAAAGCAATTTAACCACTCACAACGAATACCATTAGTCAGTAAAAGACCAACTTGGTTAGGTGTGATGAAAGTACACTCGTTAAAGAGCACTGCAGCATGCTGTGAAGCAGAATTTATTAATGCACCATCTAATTTAGCACCACGTCCTGCATCTCCTTGGTTAAATCCATAGGGATCTGATGCAGAAGTTACACTACCTTTAGTTGCTACTGTTACTCTTTCAATATATGGACTTTTTTCTGAATTAACTGTTGATACTAGAACGAATGCATATCCTGTATCGGCACCACTAGCGTATTCAAAACCTTTAATTGTAATATCAGAGACGTGGCAATCTCCTGATAACGTCATTGCGTTATTAGTTTTAGTTCCAGATGTAGGAGTTATTTGAGTTGAACGTAGATTAGTACCACGTAGAGTTACACCATCAGGAATTGCTAGGGGAAATACTTCTTGGAACTCTCCAACACCCACTAATATAGTGTCTCCAGACTGTGCTACAGTAAGTGCTTTAGCGATTGTAAGGAACGAAGAATCTGAATGCTTACCATTCGCACCAGAGTTTGATAATGTAGTAACGTCAGAACCAGACTTGTTAACGAACCATGTGTTACCAGCACCGTTCGTAATGTCCGTTGCCAACATAGCAGTAGTCACCTCACCGACATTCGGTTTCTGGTTCGCAATTTCGACTATCGCTGCACCATTTCTGGCGTATAATTTTTGATCGGCTATATTAACCGCGACTTCACCGTCTTCTAAATTAGAAGTCGTCGGGACTGTCGTCGCTGTTGTCGATCTCTTGAGTTTGATTCTCGTTGCCATCTACTTGAGCATCACTAGGTTGTTCGTTTATACTATTTAACTGGGTTTGCAGGTCTTCAATCTGTGCTTCCAGCATCACGTTAATAAGGGTCAATTCAGATACTTTTCTTTGTAATCTAGAAATAACAATTTGTGCGTTCATTTTAATTTAATCTAAAAGGTACCCCCGTCGATCGTGTTCGTCCATACGGGAACACCACCAGAGGTTACGGTTAAAATTTGATAAGATTCGGCCATGTCAGGTGTAGTACCAGGAGATGCCATATTAGCAGCCTCAGTTACTTGTAAGGCACCTGTGCCATTACCATAGATGATACCATTTGTATTAAATGAACTAGCACCAGAACCACCGTATTGAACTGCGAGGTCGGTATCTAATTCAAGATCACCCAATACAACTGTACCACGGTTTCCAGTTACACCGAAAACTGTTCCAGTGTCAGTTGCATCTTCAATGAATGTCCATGCACCTGCTCCATCGTTACCACCTGTACGGTCATAACCAAAGAAACCAAACTTATTAGTTCCAGAAGCATTGTAGTGGATTTTAACACCACGATCCATTGCATCATCAGCACCCCTAACTGATACTAGGGTAGCACCTACAACTTGGTCAGCAGTAATTGCTGCACTAAGTGTAATAGTTTTTGTACCTGTATTGATAGCAGAGATTGTAGTTCCACCAGGAATACCAGTACCAGTAATTGAATTACCTACTTGTAATTGCTCTACAGTGTCAAGTATAACATCAACTGTTGCGTTACCTGCAAAGGTAGCAAGAGTTTTAACTGTGACAGGTGTAGTAGGATCAGCCAACTCAATGGTAGGATCATTAACAGACATTGAAGCACTGTTAACAGTCGTTGTTGTACCATCAATTTGAAGGTCACCTTTAATTATGACCAATCCATCAGCGTCTCCACCTGCAGGAAATGGGTCAATAATCAATTCTTGTATACTATTAATAGTAGATAGTGTGTTACCATCTAACTTAAGGTTATCAATCTGAATATCACCAGTCTGCTGTGTGCTACCAGAGATATTTGTTTGACCATTAAAGGTTACACCATTCTGAAAGGTAGTTGTTGCATTAACAGTCAATATGTCTGTATTAGCAGTACCAAGAGTTGTGTTGTCATCAACCTTAAGGTCTTTAGTCCATGTGGTTGCTGAAATACCAATACCACCAGCAAAGGTTACAGATGCAGTTGCTACGTTGGAAGCATCAGTTGTATCTGCATAACTTGCAGTAACACCGACAGCATAGTTCCAATCTGCACCCTCTACTTGGATTTTGTCAGAAGTTGTCTCATCATAGTATATGGAAGCATCCTTTGTATTACCGAAGTGAAGCTTCATGTCATCAGCGATACGCAAGTCGGGGGTACCTGCTACACGCTTGATGTCTACAACAGCATCAGAGTCGTTAAATACAAATTCTACATCACCTGTAGTTCCAAATTCTAGTTCCTGACCATCTTCAATTACCAGTTTACCTGTGCCATTTGCACGGAAAACAAGGTCAGAGTCAGTTGTGGAAGTAGTAATGACGTTAGCATTTAGGTTAATGTCATCAACATTCCAGTTATCAACTTTTAAGTTGCTGTCTAGAAGTACAGCAGAACTTGCGGTAATAGTTCCATGGACATGATCTAGTAGATCTGTGAAGTATCTACCACCCACAACCTGAGCAGCACCGTTATTGTCTCCGACAAATACACGGTCACCTGCGTTTGCTTGGGTACCATTAGCACCTGTTGTTACGGCTAATTCACCGTAAGTAATACTGCCTGGTGCGGTTGAACCAGTACTCCTTTTTATGAGTATATTTGAAGCCATCAGAAGCTACCCCCATTGATAGTGATGTTGTTTAATACGTTCGTTGGAACAAATTTTGTGTCTGCAGCAGAATACACTAGCACTGAACCGTCGGCTAGTCCTCCTTGAGATACGTCTGTAAGATCTACATCAGACATTCCTCCAATAGTACCTCCACCACCACCTGTGGCGACTCGTGTTACTCTTGGAACTGATTGATCTCCAAATCTTAGTCTTGCCATTAGATAGTTACCCCCTCAAGTACGCTGACAGAACCTTCCAGCACTCTGGATTTTACACCAGACGTTGCTGTGATAACGACATCATATACATAACGACCTGACTTCATTGCGGCCGTTTGTCCGTTTGTGAGAGATAATTGAATCTGCCCACTGGTTGCAGGTGAAAGAACTGCAGCAGTTACAGTAGTGGACGTACTACTTGTGTAATGCTTTTTGATTTTACATGCTACTGTATATCCAGTCAAA